TTTCGCGTTGGATTTCTTCTTTGGTGAAACAACTTTCTTCTTTGTCTTTCTGGGTTTCACACCCTCGTCGAAGACACCTGTTACCAAGATCTGACCATCCTCATAGAATTTATCGACCAATTCCTTGGCGATGTCATATCCCTTCAACATGGCTCCGGGGGATTTTGCACCCACAACCTGAATGTTTCCACTTTTCGAGAAGATTAGGGTCATGTTCTCGATGGGTACGTAAAGGAAGGGGGTCTGTTCTTCAAGGATCGACATGTTCGTCATACCATACATTCGTTGACGACTCGCGATCACGAGTAAACTCTTAAATGTTCCATTGATTCTAAATTGTCCACTCAGATTGTTGTATGTGAATGGATTATAGAAGAATGGTTGACGCTGTGTGTAGTTGTTCACGATGAAACGACGAATGAGTTCAGGTTGATTCGTAATGTTCGTTCCAACAAACCCACCAGAGAACCGAATCTTACCGTTACGGTAAATGTTTACAGTGGCACCCTTACTCTCGACGTCATTAGAAAGTGTGAGCATGATTTGTACACTGAAAAAGTTCTTATTAAGAGACCCCTTGGGGCCAGCTTCCCGGGTATGAGAAAACCCGGTCTTAAACTGACCATAAATACCCTTTATCTCTTTCGTGTCTAAATAAAGACCCTCACCAATAGGTGATTTTGGGAGCGGCCTCTTTGTGAGGATATTTTTAAGATCAATGACGACATCCTTTTGTCCAAACCCAGAATCCACAGTGGCATTGAACATGCCTGGGTTGAATTTACTGAACTGAAGGGATGTGTTCGGAACATCAAATTCCCGAAGTATGTTATTAGCTATCTTTTCTTCATTCACATCGTCGAATTCATTCTCAAACTGTTTAAAAGCGCCTGCATACGAACGGTCATTTACCAAATTCTTCTGAAGACGCTGAGGAACCTGAACCTGGCGAGGCGTCGGGCGTGGGGGTGAGCGAAATCCCGCGGCGCGTTCGCGCTGTTTACGAAGCATAGTCTCTTCGAGTTCTTTCGCAAACTCGTCATTCGAGTTTGAGTCAGGAGTCTGAACTTCTACTCCAGATTGACGGACAAATTCCTTGACCCTCTGGCTCATATTACTATTGGTATACATTTTTTTTAGTTATCATCTGTGTATGTTAAGTCATCCGTCACGATATCTAGACCGTAAATGATGGGTTGATTCTTGCAGATCCTTCCCTTGTACTTGACCGTTTCGACACGAACCTCGATATCACGCGAACTGAAGGGCCCCGCATAGAAATCCTGATGGAACTTGTGACTCCCAAGATTGTTCTCCTTGCAGTGCTGGTTAAACTTAGCCACAAACTCTTTCTGGGGTACGAAGAATTCTTCACCCACCACGACATAGGTAGACTCGAGGAAGTTCGTAAGGCTACTCGCCACCATCGCCACTTGCTTCTGGATCTGTTTGAAGTACGAAGGGACAACGTTCCAGATATCCTTGTTCCTGTACCGGTTCGAATAATCAAGGTACGCACGAACACATTTCAGTAGAATGATGGGTAGTTCATTATGGAGCTTCTCATCGAGTTGGGGATCCGCATCCTGAACCTGTTTACCAAAGTTCCATGGAAGAATGCGACGAAGTACGGAACCCGAGTTATCCTTCCAGTTTGGTACTTCATTACCACCCAATACACCCGGGACTGTCCACTCAAAGGACATGGCCGTCTTGTTCTTCACAGCAACTGAAACATCTTCCCCCGAAACGATCGACTGAAATTCAGCCTGTTCGAGTGCGAGATCACCCTTCACCTCTGGAGCGATGAACATGAAGGAATCCTTAATCGCGGAAAGACCAAACTTCTTCTCGATGTTGTTGGAAAGTGTTCCCACGTCCTCATTCTCATAAAACTTTTTGAACACCTTTGTAATCAGGGTGGACTTACCCGACCGAGCGATACCCTTGAAGAATGGAATCACCTGCCACCCATCGAGTTCACCGACGTCAAAACACAGGCGACCTCCCATCACGTACGCCCAGTTGCACACATCGTCGTTGAATTTCTGATATTTCAGGATCGAATCGAAATAAGGTGTAGGAATCTTTGTCCAGTCTTCAATATGGGAAAAGTCGTCAAACTGCTGATCAAAGTATTTACAGGCGACGATACTCGGGTCTAGGCATGCAAACTTATCACTCTTGTACGGGTAAAAACGACAATCATACACACCGCGGTCGGGGATCCACTCTTTTCCCACGAAGACACCATTCTTGAACGACCACACATGACGCCTCTTCTTAATTTCGGGAAACTGTGCATCTTCACACTTTGAAATGTTATCAATCACATCCCTGAAGATCGAACCCTTGCTTGTGAAGTTCTTCCAGTTTGTAAAGTTACTCTCCTTTTTGGGGAGGGAATAGACAAACTCCTCGATGGTGAAGATCGGGTTCCAGGCTCTCGTTCGGTGACCTTCTACAGTCTTAATTTCTTCACAGCACTGACCCTTGTATCGTCGATACCCAGCACGGTACGCTTCCTTGAGCGTGATCATTAAACACTTTTGGAAAGGTGAAGATTTTTCAATCTCATCTTCGTCCATCGTAGATGGGTCGGTGTAGACGCTTACCTGAGGAAGAGCCGTCGGAGCAATCACCCGTTCGTAGGAAATCTGATGACGTCGAACATTCTCAAAACCATCCTCAATCTGTAAAATGATGTTATTAATTCGCTTATTGATCGTCACTTCGTCGTCATACTTGTAATCATTGACGTGGATTTGAACATGATTGTTCAACTGAATGAGAAAGTTAATCATTCGATTCTTAATACCCCTGATTGCCATGATATCAATCTGATCTGGTTTGGGAATACCAATATCGTTGAAGTTGTCTGGATGAATAAACTGATGGTATCCCAGTTTTGTCGCTCGCTCCATACAGGGGGAGTAGCCTTCTGTATCGTGTAGGTACCATCGAAACTCAAAGTCTTCGATAATGTTCAGGATTTGTTCTTCATTCATTGACTGGACATTACGTTTCTGAAGCTCGGTGAGTGCTTCATAGATGTTAGGGTCCTTATCAATGAAGTGAGTTTCTCTCATTACACATAATATAGGTTTTATCCTTAAGCCGAATTTATTTTGCTCAGCATCTTTATCAGAATTTTATTTTGGGTCTGAAGTTGGTTGGCGATATTCACAAGTGCAGAACATACAGTGTCCCCATCCTCGGTAGCCAGGAGGGAAGTCATCAACTCGGTGATGTCTATGGGTTCGTCGAAGTCCTCGAGTTCGCCCTCCTCAATCTCATCTCCAGAAACGATTTCACCCTCCTCGATCTCAATCTCATCTTCGGTCTCGGTCTCGGTATCGGTCTCCTCGGTAGGATCCTCGGGAATTTCGTCAGGGTAAGTCGTCATTATATTTTGGTCTGAGAAAAATTGGGGTCGGGAAATGCGCGTTTGGCCAGAATTATTTTCTCTGCTTATAGTACAACAACTCTCAAAATGGCCGGCGGTCTTATGCAACTCGTAGCTTATGGTGCCCAGGATGTCTACCTTACCGGTAACCCTGAGGTAACTTTCTTCCAGGCCAAGTACAAGCGCCACACCAACTTCGCGATGGAGAACATCGAGCAGACCGTCAACGGTACTGCCGCCAACTCCGGCCGCGTGTCCGTCACCGTTGCCCGTAACGGTGATCTCGTCGGTGACATGTACATTGAGCTCAAGTCGCTCACTTCCAACACCGCGACTTCCGAGTCCGTCGACGACTGCAACTGGGTCGCCGAGCGTGCCATCAACAACGTCGAGCTGTCCATCGGTGGCCAGCGCATCGACAAGCACTACCAGAAGTGGTGGCGCATGTACTCCGAGCTTTACCTCGATGAGTCCAAGAAGGCTACTTGGGGTAAGATGACCACCGCGGACGCCACCAACACCGTGTACCTGCCCCTCATCTTCTTCTTCAACCGCAACCCCGGTCTCTACCTTCCCCTCATCGCGCTCCAGTACCACGAGGTGCGCATCGACATCGACCTCGCGTCCGATTTCTCCACCTTCCTCGACACCCAGACCTTCAAGGTGTGGGCCAACTACGTCTACCTCGACACCGAGGAGCGTCGCCGCTTCGCCCAGAAGGGTCACGAGTACCTGATCGAGCAGGTCCAGCACACCGGCACCGACACCGTCACCTCGGCCGGTACCAAGCAGGTCCGCCTCTCGTACAACCACCCCGTCAAGGAGCTTGTGTGGTGCTTCTCCAACGTTGCCGCCAACAAGAACACCCTGTGGAACTTCACCACCGCGTCCAACGACGACGATGTTGTTCTCCAGTCCAACCCCCTCGACGCCGCCGATCTGTCCAACTGCTTCGTCCCCGTGTCCGCGGTTGGTACCCCTCTGTACGCCACCGGTGTTTCCACCGCGCGGTACACCGAGGAGGCCGTCGGTCCCCTTGACTCCTTCAAGCTCATCCTCAACGGCCAGGACCGTTTCAAGGAGCAGAAGGGCAAGTACTTCAACCAGGTGCAGCCCTACAACCACCACTCCGGTAACCCCGCGCCCGGTATCTACTCGTACTCCTTCGCGCTCAAGCCCGAGGAGCACCAGCCCACCGGTACCTGCAACTTCTCCCGCATCGACAACGCGCAGGTCCAGGTTGTGCAGAAGGCGTCCAACGATGCCACCAACATGCACATGTTCGCCACTAACTACAACGTCCTTCGCATCCAATCGGGTATGGGCGGCCTCGCTTTCTCCAACTAAGCACCATACAGTCTTAGTTTTTTAAAAAAATAACCCATTTTTAAAATGCACAGTACCAATGCTGTTTAAAAATGATTAGAGAACTACATTTATCTAGATGTATGCCCAACTTTTCACGTACCCAATTGATTACTACCCTGTCTATGATGTTGAACGCCGTACAAGACAACACTGATATGGAACTTAATAGA